TTTTATTTGGTGATGCAGCGCGAGTTTATACTAATAGACAAGAAAAACTTGATCAAGGAATGACCATGGAAGAAATAATAGAACAAGAAGATCCCGTGGATAGTCTTATTTCCGTTATTGGTCCTGGAGAATTGGTAGCAGGATTAGGGGTAAAAGGAATAGTAAAGTTATCAGATGATATTGCTACAAAATTAGGTGTTCCTGAATGGGGTCCTAAAATACTTCCTTTTCTTCAAAAAAAAGTAAATGAAGCGGAAGAAAAACCAGACAGAACAAAATTAGATATTGATGAAGTTCTTTCTACAAATGAACCTGTTCTTAACAGAGCTATTGGTGGAGACGTTGAACTGTCAGATATTACAACTGAACAACCTGGCTACATAAGCGAAGAGAAACTAGAATCTATGTTTGCGGATGCAGATCTAAAACCAACGCAAGGTGAACAAATGCCAGAAGTAGAGATGGCAGGATTATTTGGTAAAGCTCCTATTTGGGGTGTAGCTGCGGTTGATAAAGCAAAGATGCTTTTACAGCAGTTTACCAAAAATGAAAAAAAGAACATGGATAATGTTACCAGTAAACTTGGTACGGAAGCGGATGTTAACGCAACGATTGATGATATTGTGGATGTTGATATTACAGCTGAAGGTCAGTCGGTCGGTGTTCCGAAATCCAAGAAAACAATTATTGATTCGCCAGAGACGGCAGAGTCTGTGTTTTACTCGGGCCTTGAAGCACGGCTCATGGACCCTAATACGCCAGAGAGTTTTGACACGGTACAAAAGTTTTATGACTTCATTAATAAAAAAGGTGTTGGTAAAGCAGAGATAGAAGACAATGCGTTACTTGATTATATTCGAGTAGCAGAAAAAAATAATTTAAACATAAACAAAGCGGACGTTCTAAAAATTATTCGTGATGCACCACTTCGTAAAATAGATAACGTTACATATGGTGATGCGAGATATGGAGGAACGAACAGAGCAAAGTATGATGGCTATCAAGAGAAGGGAGCCTTGCCTGGTACATACAGAGAAGATGTTATGTATCTGCCAGCAAAAGATATACCACTAGATCCTGATTCGTTGCCCCCTGGCGGTGCAGCTCATGACTTTGGTGAGAAGTACGTGATCGGGTGGTCGCGGCTCACGGACCGTAAAGCAACATTACCTGTAGAGAAAACAGCACAAGGGATTGAAGAAGCAGTAGACCCTGCCATGATTCGTACCCTCAAGCGTAATCAAACAAAATTAAAAAATCAATTAAAAGGTTTAGAAGCATCCGCATATGAAAAAATACGAAGAGCATTAGATGAGGATTTAACACCAACTGATGAAATGAATGCAAGAATGATTACAGAAAGTGTTGATTCAAGAATGTCATTTTTAGAAGAGATTGACACGCCACTTGCTAATCAAATACGTCAGTTTAGAAGTAAGATACAAGATGATTCTGTAAAGCTAAAAGGCATGGAAGCAACAACTAAAGGTCAAGAAGTTATTGTTACCTTTGCTGATGAGATACAATCAGATGTATTACAAAATGCAAAACGGTTTGAAGAAAAATTAAGAAAAGCCCTTGGTGATTTATTAGATGGAACACCTGCGGAAAGAAGATCAGGGATTAGTCGTGCTAGTTATTCTGATGAGTTGCGTGATGTTAATCCTGAAGTAGCAGAATTTTATGTGCAAAACAAAACAGTTTTTAGACCGTTGTTTAAATCTGAAGTTGAGATGCAACAGTTTGTTAAAGAGTTTCAAGAAAACAAAAAAGTATTTGAAGATCTAGCGTCAGCAGGAACTAGACCAGATAAAGAGCTAGTAACAAAAGCTAATGAAGCTATGGCAAAAGAAAAGAAAATGCTAGAAGAATTACAGACAGCCATTAGTGAAAATGCAATGAAACAATTGTATCCAAACGTGCCGTTTAAAAATAGATCAGAGTGGGGTGAAGCATTAGTAAAAAGAGATTTAGCAAAAGCAGCAAATCTTTTATATCAACAAAAGATTCCTGATGCAGCGGAATGGTACGCTGTATCTCCAGCTAAATTTGTAAAAAATAGATATGGACAATCAGGTGGTACATCTACTCCTATTGACCAAAGAACTAAAAATATGAAAGGAATTGGCACAGAAGAATTTTATGGTGGACCAGACAGTGTTGATTCAAAAGGAAAACACTACACATCTGTATTAGAAAAAGCACTAAAACGTGCTGCAAAAGAAAATAACTCTGAGTTTAAGATTATTAAAGTAGATGGTGTGGGAGATGTTTTTGCTGTAAAGATTACACCAGAAATGTTATTACCACATAAAACACATAGAAAAAAAGGAGGACTTGTGTATACTCCAGAATTAATTGATATATTTGAGGCAGCATAATGGCAATTGACAGACCTATTGGATTTACTCCTAACCCGCCACCATTTGCGGAAGAAACAGAACAAATGGCACAAAACGTTGTAGACATACAAGTAGCAGAAGCTAACCCTAATGTAGAAATGATGGATGATGGTTCAGCATTAATTGGTGAGCAGCCAGATATGCTAGCTAATACTTTTGACATGAACTTAGCAGAAGTCTTAGATGACAATCAACTTGGCGTTATTGCTAATGATTTACGTGAGTCTTTTGAAGAGGATAAATCATCAAGACAAGAGTGGGAAGAAACATACAAAAAAGGTTTAGATCTTCTTGGATTTAAATATCAAGAAAGAACACAACCTTTTACAGGTGCGAGTTCCGTGACACATCCAATGCTATCCGAGGCTATTACACAATTTCAAGCGCAAGCTTACAAAGAATTATTACCACCAGGCGGTCCTGTTAATACACAAATCCTTGGTCAAATAACAACACAAAAAGAAGAACAAGCACAACGTGTAAAAGACTTTATGAACTATCAGATTACCTACGAGATGGAAGAGTATGATCCTGATTTAGATTCACTATTATTTTACTTACCATTATCTGGTTCAGCATTTAAAAAAGTTTACTACGATGAAGGTTTACAAAGACCTGTATCTAAATTTGTTCCTAGTGATGATTTGTATGTTCCTTATCAAACAACAGACTTTCCATCATGTGAAAGAGTTACACACGTTATTAGAAGATCAGAAAATGAAATAAGAAAATTACAGGTATCTGGTTTATACAGAGATGTAGATTTACAGGTATCAACAACAGAAACAGGGTTACAAGAAAAAGAAGATCGTATATCAGGTGTAAAGAAATCTTATCAAGAAAACTTGTATCAGTTATTAGAGATGCACGTTGACTTAAACATAGAAGGTGTAGACAGCGAAGATGGAATCAAAGTTCCTTACATTGTTACAATTGATGAAGGCTCAGGTCAGGTATTATCTATTTACAGAAACTACCAAGAGGGCGATCCAAATAAAAACAAGATTAGGTATTTTGTACACTATAAGTTCTTACCTGGGTTTAGCTTTTATGGCTTTGGTCTTATCCACATGCTCGGGGGTCTCTCCAGAACTGCCACGGCAGCACTTAGACAACTTCTTGATGCAGGTACACTGTCCAATCTCCCTGCGGGTTTCAAGGCTCGTGGACTGCGAGTTAAAGACGACGATACTCCCCTCCAACCAGGAGAGTTCAGGGATGTAGATGCACCAGGCGGAAGTTTGCGTGAAGGTTTATTACCTTTACCTTACAAAGAACCAAGTGGTACGTTATTTCAATTACTAGGTTTTTGTGTAGAAGCAGGAACTAGATTTGCAGCAATAGCTGATCAAAAAGTTGGCGAAGGAGCTGCAGCAGGTGCACCTGTAGGAACAACAATGGCATTAATGGAACGTGGCGCAAGAGTCATGTCTGCTATTCATAAAAGACTACACTACGCACAAAAAATAGAATTTAAACTATTAGCAAAAATATTTGCAGAATCTTTACCTCCTGTTTATCCATATGAAGTAGGTAATGATGCAATACCAAGTCTAAAAGTAGAAGACTTTAGTGATGACATAGATATTATTCCTGTATCAGATCCAAATATATTTTCTATGTCTCAACGTGTTACGTTGGCACAAACACAATTACAATTAG